TTTGTTTTCTTAGGTGACGGTGAAGGATATTTATCGTTATCGTAATAATCTCTCATTATTTTTCTCCGTTTTGTTTTCGAGTTTCTCGAACTGTTTTAACTAATTCCGTATAATTCTTTTCTGCATCAACTTTAGCTCTTTGCTCTAGTTCTTGCAATTCTATTGCGGCTTTAGTATCTTGTACACGTAAATCAGCTTCGATCTTCTCACGTTTAATTTGTGCGTCTAGTTCAGCTTTCATTGCGGCTAGTTGTGCATCTCTTTGATCGTCGCCTTCTTTTTGCATCAACTGTTCTCTTTCAAGTTGTAGTTGTTGTTCGAACATCTGTCTTTGTGGATCTGGTGTTTGCATTGCTGCTGCCATCGCTTGTGCTTGACCTGTAACTTGTTGTGTTGCCGCTTGTGCCATTAATGCAATCTCATTCATCATTTCAGGCGGCATTTGTCCTGCTTGTATTTCTGGTAACGGTTGACCCATCGCTTGTTCTATTTGTAATTTATATAACATTGCTTGGTGTTCTTGTATATTCGCACCGATTGCTTGTGAAGCTACTGGGTTTTGTTGTACCATCGGATTTTGCATAAACGCACTATGTGCTGCTATATAAGCTTCGTGGTTTTGAAACTCGTAAGCTCTAATCGGTGTTCCTGTTAAAACTGCTTGTTGTTCACTAATAGGATCACGTGCAGGTACTTCTTGTTCAGGTGGAAGTAATGCATCAATATCTTTTATATTTAATGCGATATACATTTTCTTATACGACTCACGTAAGTCGTGTAATTCAGGTGCGGCTTGTGCCATTTGTAATTGTGTCTGAGCTAACGTAATTCTTTGCGTCATACTAAAGATATTAGGGTCAGAAACAGGTATAACGTCTACAGAACCGTCGAAATCTTGTTTAAATACGTTTTCGGAAGCCCCTTGTACTTGATAAGGGTATTCAGGAGGTAAAAACTCACCAAATACTCTTTTTAGTATTTTAAACTCGCATCTTTGTGCATAATGTAATCTTTTATGGATTGCGGACATCACTCGTTGTCCTTTTTCCATTAATGCTACGGTTGTACCTACAGGAGCTTCGGAATTACCGTCGCCTGTTGGATCTTCTACTGTTGCTGCAAATCTTTTACCTGAATCAACTAAAGCACCTAGTAAAGTTGTTAATGTACCGCTTGGTTCTTTATAAGGTAGTGGTAAAAACGCGTCTTGTAGTCGACCTCCAGGAGCATCGACATCACGCCACTCTCCAGGTTGTAACGGATCATCATGACGCTGAATATTTAATCCTCGTGATTTAAATCCTGCTGGTAAATTAGAAAGCGTACCTGCATCAATCAACTGTCGTAAAATTGAAGTAACTGATTTAGTTAATCCGCCCATCATATGGATTAAACCAAAACCATAAAAACCTAATCCTGGAAGAAACTTATAATGAGTAAAATATTCAATCTTTTTACGCATTGGATCGTTTTGATCGTAATTAGGTCTAATCGCTAATACCTTATTATTATCTTTACAGATAGTAACGATATAAGGTAACGCTAATCCTGTTTCTTCACCGTTAGCGTCTACGTCTTCGAAGCCTTCGAGGTCTAAATTCACGTGCATTTCTAATAATGTAAATTCTTCGTCGCTTATCGTTCTAGTTAAGCCTTGAAGTTCGTCAATTTTATCATCTACTTCGGTTAAATCAGGATTACTGGTCGGAGACATCATATCGGTGTCTTTATAGAACCCAGAAATTTGTAATTTACGTAATTCGTTCTCGTTCATATGAATTACGTGGGTAATTCTTGGTGCGGTAAGTAAATCTACTGCGTAATACGGAACAACAAGGTGTTCTGACTTAACAAAACGTGCAACAGCACGTCCTAACGCAGGATCGTAGTAAACTTTTTTGAAAGCGGAGCCAGAAAGCGGCAAATAAAAGAGTAATTGATCCATTTCTGGGTCATATTCTTCCATTTTGTACGTAATTTGGTAATTCATGAAGTTTTTTACACGATTTGCCTTTTCCATCTTAGCATTATCGGTAATTCCTAAAACTTCTGTATCTACAGGTCCACCTGCGGGTAACATTTCTTTATAAGCTTGTGCTTGGAACTGTGTTACTGCTTCAGCAAGGATCGGATGATGTACTCCTGAAGCTCCAACGAAAGGTTGTGACCTAGAATCAGAACTAATTCCTAATAATTCTAAACCTTCGCTGTATGTTTGAAACCAATCGTCTCTAGAATCTAAATCTTCTTCGTAAGATGAAACTAATTCTGCGGCAATAGTGTTTAATTCACGGTCGTCTAAAACTTCTGCTAAGTTTTCGCCAAACTTAGACGGTGTTTCTTCTTCCATATCGCTGCCACGTACAATAGAACCGTCAGGCTGAACGAAAAGCTCAGTTTCTTCGTCGGGTTGCTGTACTAATTCTAGTTCGATTGGGTCTTCAGAACCAGAACGCATAGGAATTGGTTGTTTTTCAATAGCCATGGTAATACATCATAGTATGATTTTCCTCAATAATAAACCCTTTCGCCTTGATAGGGTTCTTCCTCTTCAAAATAATCACTCGAAAGTGTTAAAAACCCGCCTTCCCTGAACCTAGCTAACGCTAAAGTAGTCGCATCAACTAAGTCATCGTTTTCTCCATTCGGGAAATCAGAAACTTCATCCATCAGTTCTTCGCCCCAACGGTTATCTGGAATCCAAACACGTCCATCTTGGAAAATAGGGGAAACAGAATTTAGCCTAGCTATTTTATCTTGCCCTTTTCCAGGAGAAAAAGTATTTACAGGAATACCGATTCTACGTAATTCTTGTACCAGTGGTAAACCACTAGCTTTTGCTTCAATAATAATTGTATCAGGTTGCCAATATTCATACAAACGTAACGCTTCAGCTTTTAATTCAGGAAAATCGTACCGTTCTTTTATACAATCAATTAAAATTAGATGAGCTTCATCCCCGTGATAATGTTCTTCGCCTATTTTACCTTCAGGATAAAAAACTCCCCACGTAGTTATAGCGGTATAGTCAGCTCTTTCTGATTTTAAAAACGCGGTATCAAAACTTTGTATCAAATAATCGCATTTAGGTGGTTTATCTCCGTCCCAAATCATAAACCATTCTTTCGGTATAATCGAAATACCTTCCCCTGTGGGTCGTTGCATATATTGAGCCGCCCATTTTCCTGGACTAACCGATGCTTTTATACTTTCTAGTTCTTCTAGTTTCCAAAAATTATCCCATAAAGGTTTGCCGCTTGGTAATATTGCAGGGAACTCAATAACTTCCCATTGATCTGCTCCAGGATCTTGTGCCATTTTCTTAACTAACCGTCCTGTAAGGTCTTTTTTATTCCAACGGGTCATTACAATAACGATTGCTCCTCCAGGTTGTAACCTTTGTCGTGGACCTGCCATAAACCATTCGTAAGCTTCTTCTAAAGCTTTATCAGACATGGCGTCTTGTTCGGAATGTGGATCGTCAATAATAAATAAATCTGCCCCCCTTCCTGCTAATGCACCACCAATACCTGCTGCGTAATATTCACCGCCTTTATTCGTTAACCATTTACCTGCAGAACGACTATCTGCTTTTAGTTCTGTTTCAGGAAATAAAGCCGCGTATTCTTCTCCGTCAATTAAATCCCTAACTTTACGTCCGAAGTTAACCGCAAGGTCAGCGGTATGGGTTGCTTCTATAATTTTTAATTTAGGATTTTTACCTAACAGGTACGCAGGAAACAAATGTGATGCAAACTCAGACTTTGTATGTCTAGGCGGCATATTGATAATTAAACGTTTAAGTTTACCTGTAGCGATATCATCAAAAGCCTTCGCCATTTTAACGTGATGATCACCGTTAATAAACTCAGCCCATATAGATTTAACAAAATCCATAAAAGTGCTTGTAGCTTTTTCTTGGAATTCACGTTTTTCTAGTTCTTCTAAAAGAATCGTAAATTCTTTAGCTTCTGCTTTAGATAAATGGGAAACATCTATTTCCCGTAAAGCTGCTAACTTATCTGCGTTAGATGTCATTCGTTATACTTTCGTAATTCGTACATCCTTTTATAGATATCTTCAAAAGGTATTTCTTCAATTATATCTAAAGTTTCTTCGGGAGATAGTGAAATCACTGTGTCTGATTCACCGAGTTTTCCAAAACCTTTTCTAGTTGGATAACGTAAAGAATCAAAACCGAGATCAGCAATAGTTGTATTAAGTTCGTCTGAAAAACCATGTGGGAAATACATATTCTCATTAGCTTTATTTCTTGATAAACCTTGTAATATATATTGGGTATTAGTGTTCTCAGGTGTAGGAGCTCCTTTAGGTTGAAACTCTGCAATAAGTTCGTCTATCCTACTTAAAGTATTTTGATCAATATTTTCTGCGTCTAATGTTTTAGAAAATCTAGGTCTAGTTAAATAAGCAGCACCTTTAGGACTTCCTTGCGACACCAAGCCTTCGGCATAATCAAAAATTCTAGGATCAGAAAAACTTCTGTTAAGGTAAACACCTCCAGGAGAAGATCCTGATGGGTCAAGTTGTAAACTTTTAATACCTGTTTTCGGACTGCTGTGTACTAATAATTCTTTATTTAATAAAGACTCAATACCTTCTTT